ACTAATATAACCACTTGCACTAATATTGCTAGCAGTAATACTATTTACATTTATATCAGATGAACCTGTTAAAAAACCAAATGAATCGGTTTGTAAAATAAGTCGTGAACCACTAATAATTGTTTCTACAAATGGTGCTTGTCCACCCTGCAATGACGCAGAAGTTTGTGGAATTACTATATTTAAAGTGTTAGAATTGGGGTATGGCATATAATTTCGTCTTTATCTAGTTATAAATATAAATATAAAACATATTAATATATAATTCTTGACATTACGCAGTCCAATCTGCAATCGATTGTCTCAACCATCTTCCACCAGCATAAATATAATGATAATCACCATCATATGCCATCCAACCTGGTTCACCATAATCAGTTGGTGTATTTGGAACATCATGCCAAATAGTAACTTCTTGAGAACCACTAACTGTTAAGTTTATAGTTTGTTGTATCAATGCGGCATAACTTTGTCTAATTGTAGTAATTGCTTCTCCAGCTGCAGTAGTAGATTGTTCGGTTGCGATAGTACCTTTAGGAAATCTCCATTCACTATCATTTTCGGCAATAGGATTTATACTATAATAAGGATTTCCTTTGTTACTATAAGTGTTATCTTTAACCTTTTGATTAACCTTAGCCATTTGAGTACTACTAACAATTTCTGCTGTTAATTTTACTTGTTTTGGTGTCAATAATCTTTGAACAGTTTGTTTTCTATCTTCAAAAGATTCTGGCAACAAATAAGCATTGGTAGTTAAAGTAAATGTACTTCTTACCATTCTGTCTTTTTCACCACTACTTTCTATAGTATTTGTGTAATTGTCAATTTTAACTCTGAAGTTAAATCTTTGTTTATCTCCCCAATAATCTCCTTCTGCAAAATTAATTTTTTCTAATATTGCATTGTTTTGTTCAACATATTCAGTCCATACAATAAATTCATATTCTGCTTTAATATGATCAGGCATAGTAACTGCAAATATTTGATTAGTAGGTGCAACAGTCTTATTTAATAAATTGAACTTATCGTATTTGTTCTTTTCATTGAACTTAGTCATTACCGGATAACTCAAATAACGATTAAATGTTTGATAACCTTCATCTTTCGCAAATGATGTTCTTTTAACCATTATCAAAGGAATTTGTAATTTACCTTGTTGATCTCTTAAACCGCCTTGAGCTTTTGCAGCATACCATTTTTCAGGATTACCATATATAATAGGTACTTTTATATTTTCACCTGCATCAATTACAGTAGGGTTGATAACATTTTGTATATAACTAATCAATGCAGTATCAACATCCAATAAACTAACGGTAAAGTTTTTCTTTGGATCTTCATCTCTTCTAGTATCCAATGCAATGTTTTTTACATTGGATACGATAGGATTGTTCTTTTCAACATTGTTATTTGTTGGTACTGGATTGTTTTTATTACCTTCCCACATAATTAATATTGACGGTTAACTAAATTAATCTTGCTCAACTTAGTATAATGACTGTTACAAATTATACTATGCGATTTATTTGACTGGCCACCTAAAAATTGTTCTTGTACAACATTATCAATTTCATGATAACGATCATTGAATAATATCAAATCGCCAACTTCAGGATAAAAACTCGCATCTTTTAAAGACAGTTCTCTGAATTTAAATACAACAGTTTGATCTCTGTCAGGTCCAAATCCTTCATCATCGGTACTAATATCACCACGATCAATTAAAGTACTTAATTCTACACCAGGATAAAAACTTTTACCTTCAGCTGCAACTGTTTCACCATAAATGTTTGTGTTGGTTTCATTTGGTGCAATTTTAAACAAAACAACAAGCGTTTCAATAATATCACGCAATAATTCTGCATTAAATTGGTTTACCAAATTAATGTCTCGTTGACTAAAATATCTTCCAAATAATGCCATATATTATCCAATATAAATTAATAATGGAACTGTTTTCATGATTGATGTCATTTTTTCAGTTTCATCTGCTTTAGCTTCCATTTGAGCTTTACGACTAGTTGCTTCAAGATTTTCTCTCAGTTGAGTTATTAAAGTTTCTTTTTCCGCAGAAGCTTCACTTCTTAATTCCGATCCATCTAGTGTTACTTCTCCGCCAGGAATTGGAATTGTACTATATTTTTGTCTAATCATTCCAAGATTTTCTTTACACAATGCCAAGAAATATTTCTTAACCCATTGTTTTCCAACTGCATTTAATTTATAATAAACCACATTTTGATATGGAACATTGCTATAATCACTAACTACATCATAATTGCTTCCGCTACTAAATGTATTTGCACCACTTAATTTATCTTTTTCAACAACATATTCAATATAAATTGTGTGGTCATATGTAGGTATAGGAAATATTTTTAATTTATTGTTTACCACTTCAAAACTATACGCACTTTTACGAACCATATCATTAAATTCAATTGCTTGACCTCTCAATAAATCTTCAAATATTGGTGTCATCAAGAATTGTGTGGCAGGACTATATCCAGCAAATCCCATTTCATTCAATACATTGCTATAACTCATACCAGTCATACTGAATGGATCATATATACGAGCAAACGCAGGTGGTGGACCGTGAAATACTCTTCTAATTTCAACTCTACTACCACTTTCAATGTTGGTTCCTATTATTGTTTGTAAATCATATGTTTGTAAACTTGCACTTAATTGAACTGGCGCTTTTTTGATGTCAACATATCCACCTACTCCAACTTCACTTCCATATCCTTTAGCTAATTGAATTATATATGGCAATCCTGTTCCTATTACATTTTTAGCAGTGATATTAGGATTATTTGCAGTGCTTAATCCTTGTAAATTCAATAAATTATTTCTGATATTAAATTGATTTACTTGTGCACCATATTCATTTACAGCTTCTTCAAACGCAGCATAAAAATTTACATCAATCAATTCAATATCAATGATTGGATATCCCATTCTTTTAGCTGCCCATTCTGCACTCTTTTCACAATCATATTCAAAATAACCAACACTTGCTGTTAAACTAACAGGAGTAGGTTCTGTCAAATAAAATCCAAATGGTATGCTTCCAGTAGTTACAGCACTGCCACTCCCTGGCCATCGAACTCTGTCGTTATCAAGTGCAGCACTCATATCTTAGTCCATCCTTTCACATTTTTTACAATTCTATCTTTTCTTAAAAAATAACCAATATCTCCGTTTGTTAATATATTAATATATGGATTGTTACTATTTAAATTTTTCATTTGTTCAATTAAATCAAATCGTGTACCGATAATAGTATCGCCGGTAAATTTATTTTTGAGTGTATAAATATTTTTATCTGCAACTGGATTGTTTAATCCTAATTTTGATTGTCTAATCTTTTCTTTTACTTCTGGTCTACTATTTACTTCAATTGCAATCAACCTTTGTTTTTCTTTATTTTCTGGTTTATTTTTTGTTAATATTAATTTTGATAAAACTTCAGGTCTTCTACGCATTACATTATTATCACCTGAATTTGCAATGCTCATCTTTGTTTTGGTTTCTTCAGTATGTTTTTTTCCATAAAAATTTGCAAGTTTTCCTGTATACTTTCCTTTTAATGATTTACTTTTTTTAAGATTAACTTCTAGATTTTTACTAGGATTATTTTCACCAATTACTGCACCTGAAAATCCATTTTCTTCAATTAAATTTGCCCATTCATTACTATGAACTACATTAAATTTATTACTATGTTCTATACATAATTTACTAAATTCTTCAATTTTATCTAGATCATATTTAGCAAGTATTTCTGTATTTATGTTATTTCCATGTATTTTAAGGTGATTTTTCCAATACTTGCCTGATCCTTTATATGAAATTGCTTTAGAATCACTGGTAGTAACTCTCTTACAGAGATATTTCAATCCAGTGATCATATGGGTCTTTATCATTAAATAAAGATATTTGTTCGCATTCATTATTTATAAATATATTATAATTTAGTTATTCTAACTTTTAAATCACCATTTCCTTTAATAATTCTATGCCAAACTTCTTTTGGTATAAAAAGTTTACCAGTCATGGTTTTCGGTAATTCATTATCTATTTGTAATTGCCAATCGGTTGTACCAATTATTTCTACAATTCTATCTTCTCTGTCTCTGTGCCATTCCAAATCATCTATATCTACATTTTCTTCAAATTCTCTTAGATATAAATTATCTCGTAAATGTGTTTCTTTAAATGGAAATTCCATATCACCAATA